CACGGCAGTGGGCGCATTTAGTATGCTCTGCAATCGTGGAGGAGAATACAACATTGCTGTTGGACCTAATGCTCTCTATTGCAACATCTCAGGAACCCAAAATGTTGCTGTTGGACATTTTGCTCTGCATGTCAACTCCATAGGAACAGGCAACGTTGCTGTTGGAGGAAGTACCCTTCGTTCCAATACCACAGGAATCGACAATGTTGCTATTGGGGGAAGTGCCCTCTTTTACAACACCAACGGATTTTTAAATACAGCTGTTGGAAGAGATGCCTTATTAAACAATACCACAGGATCTATTAACGTTGCTATTGGAGGTTGTGCCATGCGGTTCAACACCACCGGATTCAACAACGTTGCTGTTGGAAATAATGCTCTCCGTGCCAACACCACAGGACTCTGCAACACTGCTGTTGGAACTGCTGCCCTCACTTGCAATTTAACAGGAAACTGCAACACTGCTGTTGGGGTTAATGCTCTCGGCAGCAACACCGGAGGATGCAGAAACACTGCAGTTGGAGGCGATTCCTTAGTCTATAACACCACAGGAAGCAACAATACTGCGCTTGGAGATGATTCCCTAGTCTGCAACAGTTTTGGAAGCAATAACATTGCTGTTGGAGTAGCTGCTCTATTTTGCAACAGTACAGGAACCGATAACATAGCTATTGGAAATCAAGCATTGCGTTGCAACGCCACAGGATATGAAAACGTTGCTGTTGGAAGTAATGCTCTCTTTTCTCTGTCGGGGATAAATGGATTGGTTGCTGTTGGAACTAGTGCCCTTCGTTGCAACGCCACAGGAATCGGAAATACCGCTGTTGGCAATCAGTCCATGGCTTGCAACATTGGTGGACGTTTCAACACTGCACATGGATGGCAAAGTTTAAATTGTAATAGTTTTGGAGATCAAAACACTGCTGTTGGATTTCAATCATTAATTTGCAATCAAACTGGTAGTTTTAATACAGCACTCGGAAGCAACACCCTTTTAAAAAATAGTTACGGAGCAAGCAACACTGCATTAGGATATAGTGCTCTTGCTGATAATACCATAGGAAATAATAACACTGCTGTTGGGCAAGAAGCCCTCGCTCGCAACATCACAGGATCCGATAACGTTTCTGTTGGATATGCAACACTTTCTGCGAATATATGGGGTTTTGCAAACACAGCTGTAGGAGATTTTGCGTTGACAACCAATAAAACAGGACAAAACAATACTGCTGTTGGAAGTGAAACACTTTTTGCTAATACGCAAGGAATTGGTAATAATGCATTTGGTGATCGCGCTTTGTATTGCAACAGCCTAGGATGTCAAAACACTGGTATCGGAACAACTGCTCTATTTAAAAACATCTCTGGTCAATGCAATACTGCTGTTGGAAGTGTTGCCCTCGGTTGCAACACCACAGGAAGTCAAAACACTGCTGTTGGATTTGGTGCCCTCTGTTTAAACACTTATGGAATCAACAACGTTGCTGTTGGATTTTCTGCTTTTTGTAATGCTAGTAATTTTTGTAACAGTGGTGGTTTTGGTTACAACGCTCAACCTGGGGGCAGCAATCAAATCCAGCTTGGTGATGCCAATGCTTTCACATATACCAAAAACGGCGTAGTTTGCATATCAGATTGTCGAGACAAAGCTTGCATTCGTCCCACAGAACTGGGTCTTAATTTCATCAACAAAGTAGAACCAGTGGATTACAAGTGGGATTACCGAGAAGATTATTTTGTAAATGAAACATTTGTTGAGGATGAAGAATATACTGACTATGAAACCAGCTATGAAACTGAGGAATATACTGAAAAACAAAATCAAATCGTTAGTTATAAAGACGTAGAATATGTTCAAAAAGAAAATCAAATCGTTAGTTATAAAGATGTAGAATATGTTGAAAAAGAAAATCGAATTATTGATTATAAAAATAAAGATTTAGGAGAAGGTGTAACGTTTAAAGAACCTGTATTTGGTTTGGTTGATGTGACCCGTACTCGTCAAGAACCTGTATATGAACAGGTGGATGTGACCCGTACTCGTCAAGAACCTGTATTTGGTTTGGTTGATGTTACCCGTACTCGACAAAAACAAATTCGCACACCAGTTACCAAAACACGACAGGTGGAACGTACCCGTAGCGTACCAATACCTAAAGATGGCAGCAAGATTCGCACTCGCTATCATCATGGTGTAATTGCTCAACAAATCAAACAGGTTATTGATGAAACTGGAGTGCAATTTGGTGGTTATCAGGATTTCACTGTGAAAGGTGGTATTGACCAAATGGCAGTTAATGGTGGTGAGTTTATAGCTCCTCTTATCAAATCAGTACAAGAATTGCATGAATTGATCAAGCAAAACACCAGCTTGATAAGTGAAATTAGCAGCAAAATAAGCTAGGTTGATAATATAAAAAATCTGATATAATAGCCTGGTGATTGATGTTCATTCGCTTCTTGCCAATCATTTGGCAAAATTAACTTACAACAAGTATAATCAAACATATACAGCATGTTGTCCCATATGCCGCGAAGGTGATTCTTGGCTGAAAAAGAAGCGTTTTTATTTTTATAATAAAACCAACAGCTGTTATTGTTTCAATTGTGGTTACAGCGCAAAATTATATAAATTATATTATGATTTGACTGGTAAAATGATGGGTAAACAGGGTTTTGAAAGTCCCAGATTCATTGAGGAAAAAGAAGCTCCCACTCCTGAAATACTTCCAAAAGACAGCATTAACATTTTTGAAAGTACCCAACTTTACAAAAACATGCATAATCCAATTTTTAAAAAAGCCATACAATATGTGTGTGACCGACGATTGCATTCCAGCATAAACCGACCCAAGACATTCTGGTTCAGTTCAGTTGATTTTATCCATAAAAACAGATTGATCATACCTTTTTATGATTTGGACGATAAAATAGCTTATTATCAAAGTCGTAAACTGCCAGGAGATACTAGCGATTTGCCCAATTATCTGAGCAAAAGCGGTGGTGAAAGAAGTCTTTTCAACATCAATCGGGTGAACGAACAACCCTACGTTTTCATCTTTGAAGGTCCTTTAGATGCATGTTTCATTCATAACGGAGTGGCCGTGAGCGGCATCAATAAAAGCCGAAACAGTCTTACCGACAAACAAAAAGAGCAACTCAGCAATTTTCCTCTGCATCAAAAAATATGGGTACTAGACAATCAAAACAAGGATACTACAGCCCGGGAAAAGATGAAGCAGATCATTGAAACTGGTCAGAAAGTGTTTGTTTGGCCCAAAAATATAATTTATAAAGATTTTAATGAAATGTGCATGGAGTTGAAACAAAACAAAGTGGATGTGAATTTTGTTTTACAAAACACTTTTCAAGGACATAAAGCCCGGGTAAAAATGATGATATGATTATTTTTCGCTCTTGCTGGCGATAAGATATGCTTTTAGACGTTCGCTAAGACCGCTCAATTCCACGCAAACACGAGCAATCTTTTTGGTTTCGCTCTTGGCAACTTTTTCAAAAAGCGTGTCGCAAGGAGCCATATGCAATTGAGTTTGAACTGAATTAATGTCGGGACTGTTTAGATATTCCAGAAATTTATCAATGTTTCTTACCCATGTTTGCAGTTCAATGGCTTGAGCAGAATTGGTTTGACGACTGGCCATTTGCTCCCGGGTAACTGCTTTAACATCAAATTCTTGAGGAACTGTGCCTTTATCCAATTCAGCTTCCATACTGGTCCTGTCTTCTGAAGGTTGAACAGCAGGAGCTTCCAGTTCAGGTTCGTCCTGTTCTTTTATAATATTTGAAAATAATTTGTTAAATATGGCCATATTATTATTTATTATAAAGGTAAATAAAATATATATGTTTAATGAAGATAGCCAGATGATTTATAATCGCTGGGTTAGTGGCATAGCCAGTCGGGAGCTTAAGGGTCAAACACTTACAGTTGATGATTTAATTCAAAAATACTCACCTCAAGGAAGCACACTGGCTCCTAAAAATCTTCCTTATCCTCTGGACAAGATTTTTGAAAGTTTGGCGGATAATTTTGTAAAATTAAGCAACAGCAAGATGATATGTGAAATGAGCAAGAATAACCCTCTTATTGGCAACAAGAAAGAGAAATTGCACCAATTGGAACAGGTTATCGACAAGATCAATCAGGCACAAAAGATACTTGAAGAAACTGTAACCCCTCTAAATAAGATTTTAGAGGGTTAAAATGCTATTCAGAACAATATTATTCGTTAGTCTTCCTTTGACCAGTATTGGAATTTTATATTCCCTTAATGTAAGGAATTTTTGGACATATTTTTTCACATCTTGTTTCACAGTGGGACTGCAGTATGCCATCGATTTTGCTTTTCATAAGTTTGCCATAGTAAGATATGGTTTGCGTATCAAGGAAACCAATTTGCAGATTGAAAAGGAGTATAATAAACGAGGAGTAGAACTGACCTGTCCTTGTGCAGAGAAAAGCAAATGCTTTGTGCCTATTGATCTGAATCAAGGAACCAGCTACAAATGCCTTCAATGTGACAAACAAATATCCGTTTATGTCAAATTGGGCACTGCACTTGAAACTGAACCAGTGGTGGTGCAATCTTTGGAAGCTCTGCCCCTAAATCTGAATGAGTAATTTATTATATCAAATCGCAAAAAGTGTTAATAGCACAGCAGTTGTGCCTGTTTCCACTGTAAAAAATGAAAATTGGGCACAGGAATTTGATCAGGAACTGAGTGAATTTTTTGTTAAAAAAGGTCCAGAATATTATAATTTATATAAATTATTTCGAACCAAAAAGAAAAATTTAAATGATAGTGAACGCATCATTTTGGATATTTTTGAAGAAATTTTTCAGGAATATAAAAAGTTAAGCATAAAAAATCCAGAAGGTATAGACCGAAAAAGTTTCGTGGTGCATAAAATTTATGAATCTGTCAATGCAGCATTCAGCATCATGACTGAATTGAAGATTAAACTTGACGTTCCGCTGCTTTTCTGTATTTTGGCTGCATATGTTCAACAATACATCCACGATCAAAACACAAACCGAAGACAACAATAATCAAAAAGTAATTTTATCCATTCCGATCAATAATAAAAATTCAAAGATCGAGATGAGCGCTGATGAATGGCGAAACATAAGCGACAAAGTTGCTCGCAATTTAAAAAATCCTCATCTTGAAAAGATGAAAGAAAACATTTCCATGGACATGATGTTTTATGGTCGCAGAGCAAAGCTGAATGTTTCTGAAAAGGAATTAAAAAGTTTATGTGAAATTATTATGGAATTGAGCGATGATAATCCCAAAAAGATTTCTGATAATGTGGTGATGGAAATGAATCATCAAAACCGTCCGGCCCGTGTTGAAATGAGCAAAAGCGAGATGGCTCGTTGGCTTTGTTTGGTGGAAAGTATTGATCTTATTGAAAAGAAATGCAGCGAATTCAATGTGAACATGTCAGATGATTTTTGGATACAACCGATTGCTATTCAGAAATATATGGATAGTCGTTTTGAAACAATGTTGGATGAAGTGAATCATCACGAATTTGGAATTGATACTAAAAAAGCAAATCTGGATATTTTGAAAAGAAAGAAATATCAGGAAGATGCGTCTGAAAAAGAAGATGAAGAAGCTGATTTACCTGAAATTCAATTGAATCAATTATCTCGCACATCATAAGTTCCATACACTTCATCTTGTCCAGAACCTTCATAATTAAAAACAAATCTATTAACAATTTGAGGAGCACTGCTTTGGACATTTTCTGACCGAGGATTGGTCGGTACATTTCCACTTACAGTTGCACTGAGTGTGCCATAACCAGTGTTGTCCATGACTTGTTGATTGCCTTTTTCATTGGGCAGATTCACTTCTTGTGAATAATCAAATCTCTTCATTTTGAGCAACCATACATAATGTCCGGCCAATGCATTGATTTTGCTGTTTTCACTATCCAGTCTTTGGGTTATTTCAAACAATTTTCCATCCCTATCTCCTGGTCTGTCATTTCCATACTCCAGAAGTTTAACAACGTCACCGCTTTTAGGTTCCTGATTTTGACCAAAAACACTATAAAAGCTGCTGATATGAACAAATGCAGTAATATAGTCCTGACCATCAAATCCGAATTTATTTAAAGTAAGATTGTCTTCATCTAGTGTGATGGCCATCACAATCTGCTTGGGAGCAGGCCAGCTTGTGATTGGATCTTCACCATAAATGTTGTCGGCACTCAATGTGCTGTATGGATTTTGCCAATAATTTATCTTTTGACCATAAAGATCTATCTGTTCCCGCCAATAGTTGCCGATCACATCCCGTTCACATTCATTGTTTTCTTTGTCAGTAAAACGCAGAACACTGGCTGTGTAATTGAAAGGATACACAGAAACACAACCTGGTCCCAAATATCGATCAACGCTCATTCACTCTCCAATACATATATATTATTTTGTTTTCTTATACTTACAGATGAACGACCAAGCTTGACTGGTTTTTCACTTAAATTCACATTGTAAAAAGTTGCAATTTGCATGGCCCGGGGTTCGCTGATTATTCTTCTTCCTTTGCTTTTTTTCAAAACACCAACTTCAGCAAATGTGTCGGTATTTTGATGCATGAGCGGAACTGTTCGAGAATGTTTACGCAATCCAGGATCCCGTATAAAAGGTTTTTGATGACGGGCTCCCCGTTTCTTTTTGTCAAACATTTGAGATGTTTGACTTTTTGTTCCCATCAAATCACTCACAAAAAGATTAGGAATACCGCTGTTCCATGTTTGTTCTGTGTAAATTTTATCATAAGATTCATTTTTCAAATCGTTTAGTTTATCCAGGTAACCAGCATCCCTTAATTTTTTGAAAACAAGATTTTCAATGCAAAAATCAAATATGGTGCTTTTATCTGTCATACATTCTTTTCTGGAATCTGCCAATTTTTCTCTTATTTTTTTAGCCCGGTTATGAATTTGGCGGAAAATGATACGGCAATCACTTTTACGGAAAAGATCAATCAGTGAATCAATTTCATTTTTAAAATGATCATATTTTTTCAATACATTTTGCTCATCAATTTCCGGTGGATTATATGAAGCTTTTTGAAGCCATTTGTTTTTTAAAAGACTATAAACAGGTTTGGTGGCATATGGTTTTACTGATGTATCTTCAATGTATATTTCAATAGGATGATCCTTTAAAACGATATCATGGCTCAAATTCCATTTATATTTTTCCGCATCAAAAAGCTGTTTGACCAATTCAGGTTTGGCTTTTACTTTGCTGAAATCTATTTTCAAATGCAGATCAATATCACTCTTGTTTGTATATGTGTAATTGGTTAAGGAACCTGTAAATTCAATATCTTCCAATGGTGCATTTGTTTTTAAACTACGATAAAACTCCAATGCAATATCAACAAGCTTGGAAGATACTTCTTTATTTAAATGGAAATCTTTCCAAAATTTTTCATTTAGCTTGGAATGGTATTCAAATGCCATATAGTTATTTAGTCAAAAAAAAACCCCCGTTGATTAGACGGGGGTTTTTTATTATATATTTTTATCAGTTGGCTTGGAACAGGTCTTGATCACCTTTTCCGCCACCCTTGATCACTCCAGGAACGACGTTGGCTTTTCCTTTTGTGCTTGTGGGTGCACCACCTTTGACTCCAGATCCAACAAGAGCGTGGCCCCGTTCGCCTTCGGTTCCAACCTTGTCAGTTACTTTGGAATCACCACCCTTGCCGTTTTTGGCAAGACTGGTCAATGTGCTAGCAACTTTGTTGCTGCCGGAAGAAACTTTTGATAGTTCTTGACCTTTTTTGGCATTAACAAGAGCATGACCGAGATCTTCTGCTTCGATCTCTTCAGTAGCAATTTCTTCATCTTCATCTTCGCTTTCATCATCGCTCTCTTCAGCGTCTTCATCTGAAGATGACATTTCATAATCTTCATCAGATGCAGATTCATCACCACCGACATCATCGGGGATAAGATCAAGGCTTTGAAGCTTTTGCAAAAGTTCAATTGCTTTGGCGAGATGCTCTTTAGGAGTCAGCTCTGTTTCTTCACTAGTGGCTGCCGGGGCGACATCGGCGGTGCCGGGTTGAGCGCCAGTGATACCAAGTTCAACGTCGTCCTCGGACATCACAGCTTCATATAGTTTGTCGAAGTTACTCATATAGATTATTTACTGTTATCCTTTCTATTTTTTGTATTTTTATTTACAAAACTGAAAAATTCTTCAAGTGCTTCTGTATGACCATTGACTGCAGCCACCGTCAACAAATTCACAAAGTTTCTTTTACCCCATATTGTCTTATATTCACTAAGACGTGTAAAAGCTTCATGCTTATCATCTTTTACAAGCTCATTTATGATCAAATTGACATTTTTTGTGTTAATAACACTTTCGTTGGCGCTACTGAGTTGTTCTGGTTGAAAATAGTTGTCTTTTTTAAATTTTTTCTCTTTAACATCAATAGGTTCAGCCAATTGTTCAGTATCAGGACCACTGTCCTTATGAGCAAAATCTTTTAGTTTGGGTTCAGAAACTATTTTCTTATCTTTAACCAATTCAAAAGCTTGCACTCCACCTTTTCCTGGTTTTGTGCCGAATTTAGCTTTAGGATCAGTTGTTTTCTTGTTTTTCTTTTCTAAAACTACTTCATCTTGTTGATGTGCAGCATTTTCCAGAAGCATTTTATGATAAACTGCTCCAATGTCCAATAATGTGTTTGCGTTACTTTTAGGCATACCGTATTTCTTAATATATTTACTCTTTTGGTTCATACGTTAAGTATTTATACTTGATGAAATCAAATGATAGATATTTGGGAAATCCAAATCTGCCTACCCCAACTGCTGAGTTTGAGTATACGCCAGAGATGATCAAGGAAATGGGCAAATGCAAAGCCAATATTCTTCATTTTGCTGAAAATCATTTTTTCATTGTTAATTTGGATGTGGGTCGAGTAAAAATAAAACTGCACAATTATCAAAAAAAAATTTTAAGAAGTTTACGGGACAATCGTTTTGTTTGTTTGCTGTCAAGTCGTCAGGCAGGAAAAACAACAGTCATGACCATTTATTGTCTTTGGCTGGCATGTTTTCAAAACGATCAAAGAATTCTTCTTGTTGCAAATAAAGAAGAAACTGCCAAAGAAATTTTTGCACGTATTCGATTGGCTTATGAAAATCTTCCCAACTTTTTAAAACCGGGTGTAACAGAATATGGAAAAACTGCCATGGGTCTTGCCAACGGCAGTCGCATCAGTATCAGCACCACATCATCTGATGCAGGCCGTGGAAGTTCCGTTAATGTTTTGGTCATTGACGAGTTGGCTCACATTGACAACAGCATGGTGGAAACATTTTGGTCTGCTGTTTATCCCATCATTTCATCCAGTAAAAAAAGTAAAATTTTTGTGGCCAGCACACCCAATGGAACTGGCAATCTTTTTTATCAATTATACACAGACGGAATGGAAGGAACAAATAATTGGAAAACAGAAAGGGTGGATTGGTGGGAAATTCCTGGTCGAGACGAAAAATGGAAGGATAATACAATCAAAAGTCTGGGCAGTCGAGAATTGTTCGACCAAGAATTTGGAAATGAGTTTCTCCAGGAAGGTGAATCTGCACTGAATGGAGATGATTATGAAAAATATAAAGCAGCATGCAGCGATCCTCTTTTCATTTTTGATGATGGAAAATATAAAATATGGGAACAACCACATAAAAACGGAATATATGTTGCAGGTGTGGACGTGGCTGAAGGGGTAGGACAAGCAAGCAGTGTAATTCAAATATTTGATTTGGCAGATTTAAGCAGCATTCGTCAGGTTGCCATGTACAGGGACAACACTATTACTCCTTATAACTTTACAATAAAACTTGTGGATATTCTTGCTCAATGGGGAAATCCTCCATTGTTGATTGAAAGAAACAATTGTGGCGGTCAGATTGCAGATGCTCTTTTTGAAAATTATAGCTATGATCCAATGATCAGTTATAGTCATGGAAAAACATTTGATAAACCTGGAATATTCACCAATACAAACACCAAATATCATGCAGTCATTAACATGCGGTATTGGATCAATGAACTGCGATCCATAGTTTTTCGGGATATTGTCACATTAAATGAATTGAAAACATTCATACGCTATCCAAACGGAACATGGGCTGCACGAAAAGGAAATAACAATTTTGATGATTGTGTCATGAGTATGGCCATGGCTTTTCTCATTTTAACAGATGATCTTGTGGAAAAATATTATGAAGTAACTGGAAGAGATAAAAATAACCGGCCCAGTTCCATAATTCCTTTTAAAAAGAATGATGGATTAACATTTAAATTTGGAGTTAATGAAGATGGATTTTCCGGCATGCCTGTGATCATGTCTTCCAAAGATAAGGACGAAATGGAGATTGAAATGGATTATTATTCCAATCAAGGCTGGAAACCCCTTTAATTAAATAATATCATGGCAGCCACATACAACCAATCCATGCTCAATAAGGCACGGAAAGACAAGTTTTTGATGGTTTTAACACCCTCCAAGTTTTTAAGAGATAAAATCAACAATTTGGAAAGAGGAAATGACACTATAAATTTGGATAGTTTTCAATTTTCAGTGTTTGGTATCGATATTCCAGATATAACCATTCCTCAAGTTGAAACCAGTTATGGTGCACAAGTTTTAAAAGTCACAAGTTATTCCCGACCTTCTTTTAATAATGTTAATGTTAAATTCACTGTGGATAATAATTACAATAATTACTGGTTCATTTACAGTTGGATGAATCTTTTAAATGATGATAAAACAGCTATTCCAAATCAAGGTAGTTATCCTCCTTTATTGAATGATTATTCAACCACCATAACTATCTATGGGCTAGATGAATACAACAAAAATAAAATAAAATTCGAATTTCACCAAGTAATACCTGTAAAACTAGGAACCATAGCTTATAACTACAGAGATAGCGGAGAAGTTGAAAGTAGTTTCGAATTCAGTTTTTTTCAACTTATAACAAATCTTCTTTAAAAAAATTAAAAAAATTATTCAGAATAGAATAAATAATTTATATGCCTAAGCGTACAATCCAAAGTCCCGGAGTTGAAATTAACGAAGTTGATCTTTCATTGCGTCCTGTAATTACTGTACCCACAACTACTTTAATTGCAGGTTTCTCACCGCAAGGACCTTTGGATGAAATTATCCAACCTTCAAGTCTGAGTGAATTTGAAAATATTTATGGCAGACCTGTTAATGCACCTGAACGTTATTTTTATCATACTGTAAAAGCAGCTTTCCAATCTCAAAATGAAATTCTTGTTACTCGTATGCCATATGGTAGCGGAAGTGGAGCAGGTTTCACTGATTCTTACAGTGCCCTTGTTTATCCTGTAACCAGCTATAACGGTTCTTACGAGACTAATGAAGGAACAGTACCTGCTACTGGAGGAGTTGGTCTTAGCGGTGCAAACACATATTTCTTGGGTCAACCCACTCAAATCGAAATGACTGCTCAAGAATATCAAGATATTTTAAATGGAAGTGCATTTTCTGCATGGAAGAATGTTCCAACACAATTCACATTTACCAGCACTGGTGCCAGCAAGCTGACACAATTGGCAAATGCTGGAATTATCGTGTTGAATAAAGCTCAAACCAGCATTAACAACAGGTATGAAGGATATTATTTAGGTGCAATTGACAATACAAACCTGAATCCTGCTACTCAATTCGATGGTGTTAATACTATCAAAACAATTGATAGCAACGCCGGATCCACATTCAACTTCCTTTCAATTCCTCGTACACGTCTTAACTTCCCTCTCAGTGCAAGTGAGTTTGGAATTGGAAACAGTATCAGTGAAATTATGGAAAATCTTCCAACCTTCAATGTTAGCACTCGTCAATTTGACGATACATTGCTGGTCGGTCTATTCAAACTTCGCCAAAGCACATTTGGCACAGATACATTAACTCTTGATTATCTCCTTTCTGAAAGTTATGTCGGTTCTCTTGATTATTGGAGACAAATCAATGATGTGAACGGTGGATTACCTATCTCATTCTTCCTGGGATCACGTGAAGATGATAGTCCCAATGTTTCGATGCTGATCAATCCGTTTATCACCAATCGCAACACTCAAACTTGGATCAACAGTGCAGGCTTTCCCACAAAGAAAGTCCGTGTGCTGAATCCTAATTTGGCAATTCCTTACAACGGCAATGGATTTGTTGATACTAATGTAACTTACGAAACACGTGTAGGTGCTCCTAGCGCAACTGTAAGTGCAATTCTTCAAAACGGAATTCTAAAAAGAGCTGATTCACTATACAGCTTAGGTGCATTCGATAGCACAGTTGTTAGCACCAAGCTTATCGGAAGCATACCCGCCAAACTGCAACGTGTGTTTGATCTTGTTGAAAATGTAGATCTTTACAACATCAGCATCACTGTTGAAGCTGGATTAGGAACCATTTTTGCTGCTGCTGAATACAATTCAGACGTATTGAGTGGTGCAAACATCTTTGACGATACAATTCCTTTGGATATGAGCGGATTTTATGTGACAAACAATGAATCCATCAATGGTAATGCGTTGACTATCCGTGAAAATTACAATTCTGTTGCCAGCACATTCATCAACTTTGCTCAAAATGTTCGTAAGGATCACATCTTTATTGCAGATCCTATCCGCAACATCTTTGTTCAAGGTGAAAACAGCAAGATCATTGATGATCCAACCAAGAACTTTAATCAACACATATACTGGCCACTCCGCCATAACTTCTCATTGCTTAACACAAGCTATGCTGCAACTTATGGCACATGTGCTCGGGTATTTGATGATGGTCTAAGCAGGCAAACATGGGTTCCGTTCTCGGGATTCGCAGCTGCAGCTTATGCAAATACCGATGATAACTTCCAACCTTGGTTCGCACCTGCAGGATTTACTCGCGGTGCGTTGCTCGGTGTAAATGATCTTCCGATCTATCCTAATCAAAAACAAAGGGATACACTTTATAAGATCAATATCAACCCTGTTGCATTCTTCCCGGCTGAAGGATTCGTGATCTTCGGTCAGAAGACCTTGCTCAAAAAACCCAGCGCATTTGATCGTGTAAACGTTCGTCGGTTGTTCCTGTATCTGGAAACAGCCACACGTAACACAGTCAAGTTCTTTGTGTTCGAGCCAAACACACTCTTCACACGTACTCAGGTTGTGAATGTTCTAACCCCGATCTTTGATCTGGCTAAGAATACACAAGGTGTCTACGATTACCTGATCATCTGTGACGAAAGGAACAATACTCCTGACGTTATCGATCAAAATGAACTGGTTGTTGACATCTATATCAAACCTGTTCGTGCCGCTGAGTTCATCTTGGTAAACTTCTATGCCACTCGCACTGGCCAAGACTTCCAAGAATTGCTCGCCTAATAATTGATTAATTGTTAATAACCGGTCAATACTAAAATATTGGCCGGTTATTTTTTATATTGTAAACTCTTAAAAAAGCATAAATATAATTATGCCAACCATAAAAGTTGTTAAATTATACCAGGAACAACCAGTTTATGATCCAACAATTGTCATAAAATTAGCTCTTGAATGTTCAGCACAATTAAAACTTTTTCATTGGCAAACATTCAGTTTTGCTCAACACGAAGCTTTTGATAAGATAGGAAAAGATTTGGCTAAAGCTTTTGATAGTTTGGTTGAAACTTTACTTGGGCGTTATAGGCAATATGAATATAAACCTTTAAATTTTGAAATTCTACCTCATTCTAATGAAACTGTTCTTGTAAAAATAAACCAGTATTTACAAATATTGACAGGTCAGCCTTGTGCATTACTAGATCCAAAAGATTCAGATGCACAAAACATTGTGGAAGAGATTGTTGCAGATTTGAATAAACTTAAATATTTGTTGACTTTAGAGTAAAAAAATCAAAAAAAAACATAACTTAAGAATAAATATTATTATGGCTGATACAACACAAACAATTCAAAGTTTTTATCAAATCGCAACTGAGCGTGATTTCGCTCGTAAATTTAGTTTTCGTCTATTAAATGTTGATCCAGGTGATGCTTCAAACGTAAGTTTTGATGAAAACGATTTGGTTTATATTCGCACTGCTCAACTTCCTGCCCGTGAAATAACTGAAGTCACAGTCCCTTACATGGGTCTGGATTTCCACATTCCAGGCACAGTTAAATATCCTGGTTCTGAAGCTTATAGCTTGGAATTTTATTGTGATAGCAACAGCAAAATTCGTCAGAAGTTTGAAGATTGGAGTCGCGACGTGTTTGATGATATCACAAGCACTGGAAATTATTTTGCTCCCAAGCAAACAGCAACAATTGATATGGTTCAACTAGACAATCAATTGAACCGTGTTGCTCAGTATCAATTGGTTGGAGTAAGCCCTCGCAGTGTTGGACCTCTTGAATATGATACAACCAACGGAGGAGACTTTGTTACCTTCACAGCGACTATCGCTTATCACTATTTCCGCCGCACATTCCAAAATGGTGGAACAACTCCTCCCGTAAACGCTAGATTCAGCAATCCATAATCGGGCTTTCCTTCTAAATAATATTAGAAGGAGATAGAGCAATTAACGATCCAATCACAGATGCAATTCGGGGATTAACTAACAATCTACGAGGATTAACAACAGGCGGAAATCCTCCTTTTGCCCCACAAGTTACAAACGCATATGGATTCAATATCCCTGGCGTACCTTTAATAAGTCCACAAGAGTATTTTCTTACTCAAATGGAAAGTTGGTTTTCAACTGTTCCTTT